ATCCGGGTGAACAGCTTCAACCCGCACGGACTGCCGCCGGCGAAGATGCGGACAGGAGGTACAGGCGGGTTAGCTGCGTGAGATTTTGGGTGTTTTTCGACTGTACGGATATTGACAATTTCACTTCGTGGTTGTATGACCAGGCATCGAAACTGGTGGATAATGTAGTTAGTGGTGTAAAATCCCTGCTCGGCATCCACTCTCCATCTACGGTATTTGCCGGGATTGGTGAGAATATGGGTACCGGTATTGGCGTTGGCTTTGTCGATGCCATGAAACAGGTCGAGGAGGATATGCAGAAAGCCATCCCAACCGATTTCGATGTAGATGCAAGCATCGGGGACATCGAACCGGGTAGAATGGCTTCGGCTCAGGCGATAAATGTGACGATTCCGCTGACGATTGACGGGATTATGCTGGCACGGGTGCTGTCGCAGATCCAGTGGTCGCAGAATGCGGTGTATGTGCGGAATTTGGGGATGGGCTAATCACGATTAGCTTTTACGAATTCACGCCAATTCTCCTGCATTTTCTTTAACACCCAACCATCACGTATACGTTTTGTTTCTACTTCAACGACTTTTTCTGAAGGATCGGAGATATATGGTTTACGTTCTTTAGACACAAGATCATCATACATACCGTAATGTCTACTGACATATTCTTTGAAATCTTCCACTTCATTATGGTCAGTAAATAGCAATACTACATCAAGAAGTTTACGAGTTGCGATTTGTGCCTCATGACCATTATCATCACCGATTTTTGTTTCTAAAAATCTAAGAAGTATATAATACAGATCAGAGGTGGTATAGAATTTGAAACTGATATCAGGATCACCATAACTCCGGTATTGGATAAATCCCCATTCAGGACAAGGTGCTGTCATACGATGTCCATCCAATTCAGTTACCGGACATGAGAATAACTGTGTAGTATAATGGTATACTTTTAATCTTCCATATTGAGTAGAAGTATCAGATTGCATGTAATGGTAAAATTCCGGATGTCCTTCTTTTGTGAAGCCATCCTCATCTTCTTCATACTCAATAGATATCGTAAACTGTGGGAAAAGCTTATGGTAATAACGCGAATCTTCTTCAGCCCACTGCTCTGGAGATTTCAGCAGAATTTTTACTTGATCTAATGGAGTTTGCAATAAACCAAAACGCTTTTTCCACAAATATTCGATGTCATGAACATCTGCACTTTTATTTATAGGAGTGTTGTTATCCAGTACACGTGTATATATGTAATATGCTTGTACGGTTTTCCCTTTCTTTGAAGTGTCTGAGTTTGCCTTATTATCGGTGTAGTTATCAATGAGATAATACGGAGTATCTGTTGAATTTTTAATTATTAAGACATCAACTTCATGCGAATCGACCCAAATTGTGTGGACTTCCACGCGAGGTCGGAGTTGTCCTGCAAAATTTTTCGTCCTTAAAAAGTCAACGATATTCTGCTGATTCTTACGGTTTGGATCATTTTCAACTCCGATGATTTCAAATGTTTTATCTCGAACGCCGATAATCAGGTAAGCATCTCGATCTGCTCTATTATTGGCAAGACAAATGATATCATGTAACAAAGCGGCTTTATCATCATGATGACATTCTTTGAAATCCCACCAGTCATCCTCACGGTTTGTCCGAATCAAATTCTCTATAGTTTCGGTTAATTCTTCAATGTAATAACTAGACATACCTTTACCTCGAAATTGATCTATATGTGTTAATATGATTGTTTTCTATTATACCATAAAAATGTGACAGATTCTCTACTATATAACTGTTATTTAGGAGGATATATAATGTGATTCAAATTCGTTCACCTAGTACACATGAATTATCCTGTGTACTGCCCCGCGTAATTTCCGCATCACTGACAGATCGTTTATCAGGAGAACGCACCTTGGCTTTTTCTACTCTGTCATCTCAATCAACAGCTATAGTTCCTGGAATGATCGCCGAACTGGATGGTCAGTATTACAATATTGTCCGAATCAGCAAGCAGATCACGGACGGATTTCCCGTCACCACAGCTGAATGCGAACACATCTCCTATCTGCTGAACGATGAGCAATACAACCTTGTTACCTTCGTATTTGAAGGAACACCTCTGGAAGGTCTGCATGAACTTCTGGATGACACACCGTTCTCCATCGGCATCTGCGAAGCAACCGAACGTGTCGAATACTACTTCACCGAAGGCACGCTCAACCGTCGGAATGCGCTCATGCGGTTTATTGACGCCTGTGGATGCGAGGTGGAATACGACGGGTACAAGATCAATCTTCGTAAACATCGTGGCAGCACAACCAGAAAAGTCCTCATGGACGGCGAGAACGTGACCAACCTGTCCGTTACCATCGACTCCCGTGAGAACATCGCGTCCTACTCGATTTCGCTGTTCAAGATGGCAGATTTGCAGGCGGGTGATGAAGTGAACATCACCTACACGCCGATGAGTATCAATGTCAACACCCGCATCGTCAGCATCACATACAATCCGTTTTACCGATACACCGTGCAGATCGAGGTCGGCGATTATGTTCCCAACCTTCTCGCATCCACGGCAACACAGCTTGATCGCATCAAGCAGGCGTTTCGTGCAGCGGACGGTGAACTTCGCTCGACCATTGAGACTGTTGAAGGAGATATGTCCGAACTGCGGCAGACAGTGTCCGGTTTCGATCTGCGTATCGCCAATGCCGAAGGCGCGGTATCGGAACTTTCGCTTACCCTTGGTGGTTTTGAAACCCGTATCACCAATGCCGAGGGTGCTGTGGCGGATTTAACGCTCACAGTCAACGGGTTCAGCACTCGCATCGAATCCGTGGAAGGCGATCTTGCAGATATGTCTCTCACGGTCAATGGTTTCAACACCCGAATTGAAAACACCGAAGGCTCCATCTCAACCTTATCGCAGAGTCTGACTTCGATCACCACCCGTGTGGAGAACGCGGAAGGTTCGATTTCCACGGTTTCACAGACCGCTGACAAAGTCAACTGGCTTATCGCCAGCGGCACATCTGCCTCTAACTTTACGATGACAGACCGTGCTGTCAGCCTTGTTGCCGATAAGATCGACCTCTCCGGTTATGTTACTATAACCTCTCTGAAGACGGCAGGCAGTACCACGATCAACGGTTCCAACATCACTACCGGCACGATTTCCGCTGACCGGATTGATGCATCAACTTTGAAGGTTTACAAACTGTACGCAGGATCATCTGTGAATGTGGCGATCACCTCGTCCGGTACGGAAACGCTGTACATCGGTGGGGACGGTACATGGAACTACAAATACCTCAAAATCTTCGCTGATACCATCCAGTTCATGCAGTTCAGCGCGGGCAGCACATCCATGCTAGTGATGGATATTCCGAACCAATCCTTCCGTCCGAATGCCAACAATTTCTGGAATCTTGGCAACGTAAACTATGGCTTTGGTACGTTGTACATCAACAACATTTCCTGCAAGGGATCAACCGGTACTTGCGGTTCGACTTCATATCCGTTTGCGGAAGGGTTCATCAAAAAGCTTTATCTTGGGACGTCCTGTTATCTCACGGCAAGCGGCTCCTCTCTCTGTGTGAACGGTACAGCTATCGGTGGGGACAGCAAAATCTCAAAGCTCTATGCCGGAACATCGACTAACTATGCGGAGCTGAATTCATCATACGCCTTTCTTCCATCCACCACAGTGTACGATTTCTCGCTCGGTTCGTCTTCTTATCCGTGGAAGAAAGCGTACATCACGGAACTTTATCTTAACGGCACGAAGTTCACGCCGACCACTGTGGATACAAGCAAAATCGCTTATTCCACCACGATTTATGCTTCATTGAACTCCTCCAAGCAGTTCATTCCTGCCGCAGGCACGGGTTACTACCTCGGCAACTCAACCTATCCGTGGCAGTACGCCTATATAACCAACCTATACATCAACGGCACGAAATTCGATCCGTCTGCATCATCCTCAAGCGGTGCGGATTTTGCGGGAAAACAACTTACCATGGGCGGAAGTACATCCTATTACATCATCTGCAATACGTCCCGCGAACTGCGTCCGAACAGTACATCGACCACTTATCCGTTCTATCTCGGCTCGGCATCCTACTACTGGCATTACGCTTACATCGGCTCCAATACCGTAAAGATTGGCTCTACGGCATCATCGAAACTGGCGTTCTTTGCCGGTACACCGATTGCCAGACAAACCCTCTCTACCACATCCAACAACATGAATTATACCAGTGCGACTTCATCGAACTACCTTTATGTTCTGAACAATCTGGTGGGTATTCTCAAAAACAAATACGGCCTCATCGCCTGAAACGGAGGAATTATGAAAACCACACTCAAAACCATCGTCCTTGCCATCCCTGCGCTGTCGAAACTGGCTGCGGAAGACATCAGTCTCAGACTGGCGTATCGTTTAAAGAAAAATATCGCCGAACTCCAGCGGGAAGCGGACTTTTTCGGCGAACAGAGAATCAAAATTCTGGAGAAGTATGGTACAGCAGACGAATCTGGAAATTACGCCTTTGAAGGAGATAACGAACAGCAAGCTATCGCGGAACTGGATGAACTTCTCGATCTGGAAGTCGAGCCGGTGATTGATCCGATTGATATTCCGATTACGGAGAATCTGAAACTTTCCGTCAACGCTATCGGATATCTTGAACCTTTCATTAACTTCATCGAGGAATCGTAATGCTCATTTTACATACCACGATTACAAAGCAGAAAGGTCGGCTGACAGGTGAAACTGTCTCGGGACAGATCAATTCTGTCGGATTACAGGTCACTTTCTCCGACGAATGGGCAGAGTATAGCCGGTATGCTGTCTTCACCAAAGACGGTTATTCCGAAAAAGTTTTGCTTGATGCAAACGATTTCTGCCGGTTCCCGAATGTATTTCTTGCGGATGAGGGTGATGTGGAGATCGGATTTGTCGGTGAAAAGACTGACAATTCGGGCGAAGAAATACAGTATGTCTCGAAACCGATGCTTTTTCGGATTCGTCCGGGCACGATCACAGATGCGGAAACGGCGGAGGAATTCCTCGTCCCCGATCTGATTGCAAGAACGGCGGCGGACATCGCAAGTGAGACGGATGCCGTGGCGGATTACGCTTTTTACCGGTACAGCGGGCTGAAATCCGTGAATCTCCCGAAGGCAAAATCGGTCGGAACATATGCTTTTTCGGAGTGTTCTGATCTTGTCACGGCAAAACTTCCCGAAGTAACAGTTGTGAAGAGTTACGCTTTTAACCTTACTGGTGTTCAGAAGGCTGATTTTCCGAAGGTGTTTCATCTTGGAGATCATGCCTTCTTTTCCTGCGAATCATTGGAATCCGGCATATTATCATCCGTGCAGGAGATTGAGAACTATGCTTTTTCCGGCTGTTCTTCCTTGAAAACAGTGGATTGTTCCGAACTGAAAATCATCGGAGAGTATGCTTTTTCAGCTGATCCGGCACTTACGGAGGTGACAGCACCACGGGTTGAGGAGATCGGGCGAAATGCGTTCAACAATGCCACTACATTACAGAGTGCGGACTATCCGCAATGCCGTACCGTCGGTACTTACGCTTTCGCAAAGTGCGAAAAGCTGCGGGAGGTGAATCTGCCGCAGCTTCGGACGGTTGGAAACTATGCGTTCGACCATTGTTCCTCACTGACCGAATTTTCCGCACCGAATCTGACCAGCGGTGCAACGTATATGTTCAATTACTGCAAAGCTCTGCGGTCGGTGAATCTGCCGAAGGTGACATCGGTCAAAGCGAATATGTTTGACTTCTGCAATGCACTGGAAACCGTCCGGCTCGGCGATGTGACCGCCATCGAAAGTACCGCTTTCCGTGGATGCCATGCTCTCATTACGGCGGATTTCCCTCTGGTGACAAGCCTTCCGCAGAGTGCGTTCAACTCCTGTATCCTGCTGCGGAATCTCAACTTTCCGAACGTGGAGACTCTCGGATCGAGCGTATTCGCGTACTGTGACAACATCCGAGAGGTCATCTTCCCGAAAGCAAAGACGATCGGCTGGGGAGCATTTCAGGACTGCGATCTCCTGAAAAGAGCAGACTTTCCCGTGGCAGAAAAGATCGACGCCTACTGTTTCCGAGGGTGCGATGCTCTGGAAACGCTCATCATCCGGATGCCGACCGTGGCGAAACTGGTGAACAAAAACGCTTTCACCAGTACTGCGATTGCCGACGGCACGGGCTATATCTACGTTCCGGCGAATTTGCTTGAAACGTACAAAACGACATCAAACTGGGTGACCTACGCCGCGCAGTTCCGCGCGATTGAGGATTATCCGGAAATTACGGAGGTTTAAATGAAGGAATTCTGGAACGTAATCCAGTTGGCATTCACTGTTGTGGGCGGTTGGCTCGGCTGGTTTCTCGGCGGTTGCGACGGTTTGCTGTATGCGCTGATCGCATTCGCTGTGATCGACTATATCACCGGCATCATGTGCGCCATCAACGACCGGAACCTGTCCAGTTCGGTCGGGTTCAAGGGCATCTGCAAGAAGGTACTGATATTCGCTTTCGTGGGTATCGCACATATCCTTGATCTGTATGTGATCGGGACTGGCTCGGTTCTCCGAACGGCGATTATCTTTTTCTATATTTCCAACGAGGGTGTGTCTCTCATGGAGAACGCTTCCCATCTCGGTATGCCCATCCCGACGAAACTGAAGGATGTCCTTGCACAGCTGCATAACCGTGCGGAGAAAGGCGGCAACGATGAATCTCAATAAGTTTATTCTGACCGGAAACGAGTGCTACATCGTCGGGCAGAAGCACATCGTCAAAGGAATTATGGTTCATTCCACCGGATGCAATAATCCGAACGTGGCTACATACCTGAACTACTGGAATCAGCCACGTCCCGGTGGCAGGCAGGTTTGCGTTCATGCATTCATCGGGAAGCTGTTCAGTGATGAGGTGGGAACGTATCAGACCCTCCCCTGGGATATGGTCGGCTGGCACAGCGGCGAAGGTGCGAACGGGAATGCTAACTTCATGGGTTACATCGGTTTTGAGATATGTGAGGATGATCTGACGGACGAGGTGTATTTCAAGAAGGTGTACCGTGAAGCGGTTGAACTTTGCGCATATCTCTGCAAACAGTTCGGTCTGACCGAGAAGGACATCATCTGCCACAGCGAAGGTCATACGAGAGGGATTGCGTCCAACCATGCGGATGTCATGCACTGGTTCCCGAAATTCAGTAAGAGTATGGATGCCTTTCGCGCAGATGTGAAAGCGGAACTGGAACCGGAGGAAACCGTGAAGCTCGATAACACAGCCGCCGACTGGTCGAAGGATTCGGTGAACTGGGCGATCAAAACCGGATTGCTCAAGGGGGACGAGAAAGGTGATCTCATGCTGCACAGTCCGGTGACCAGAGAGCAGTTCTGCGTTATCTTGAAGCGATTTCTGGAAGTGCTATAACATTGAAGCCTATCGGAAAATTTCTCCGGTAGGCTTTATTTTTTTGCCTTCATACCCCCGAAATACCCATTTGCCATGGCTGTATTGTGAGAGGCAGGCTCTCAGAAAGAGGCAAAAATATGGATGAAGAAAAAATCACCGAGCAGAAAAACGAAAATCCGATGAATCCGCAGAACGAATACAACTACACCCTCGCACAGCAGATCACAAAAAGGCTTCTCGTCAAAGGTCTCATCACAGAAGCAGAATTCAACAAAATCACTGCGAAAAACCGCGAATCTTTCTCCCCTTTACTCGCCAGAATTATGCCGAATCTGACTTCCAGAAGACTTACACGGATGACCAATTTACCCGTCATGCCAACCGAGGTGAGAGGGATCAGTATATGATGCTCGATCACCACGAACCGATTATCAGCCGGGAGGATTTTGATGCGGTTGCTGCCATCATTGCACAGAGGTCAGCGGAGAAACGAATTGAAAAAGGTTCTGATAAATACCAGAACCGATATGTTTTCTCAAGCAAAATTTTCTGTGGTGAGTGCGGGAACACCTTCAAGCGGCGGATTCACAAGAATGGCGATTACTGTTATGTGGCTTGGTGTTGCAAGACCCATCTGGCGGATACACAGAAATGCGCCATGCAGTACCTGCGCGACGATCAGATTCAGCTTGCTTTCGCTACCATGATGAATAAGCTGATTTTTGCACATCGCTGGGTTCTGCGTCCATACCTCACGGAACTGCGGAAGACCACCACAGATTACGCTTTGCGGCGAATTAACGAATTACAGAGTCTACTGTTCAAGAATACCGAACAACGTGAAACCTTATCCGGTCTACGGACACAGGGCTATATCGACCACATCATTTTTAGCAAGGAGAACAACGCTCTGATGACTCAGGCGCAGGAATACCGTGAGGAAATCGCCATGTTAAACCGCACGATGACAGGCGACACTTCCAAGGTGAATGAAACAATGGCACTTCTGAGGTATGCTGAAAATGCGGAAATGCTCACGGAATTCGATGAAGAATTGTTCGTGAAATTCGTAAACCGGATTGTGGTTTTGAAACGGAACGAAATTGGTTTTGAACTGAAATGCGGCTTGACATTGAAAGAAAGGTTGGATTGAAATGGGACACATACCATTCGGATATAGGATTGAGGATGGCAAGGCTGTGATTGATGAAGAATCTGCCGCGAAGCTGAAAATCTTGTACGCAAACTACCTCTCCGGTATGGCACTGATCACAGCGGCAAAAGAGGCAGGGATTGACACCTATCACGGCACAGTCAGTAAGATGCTGGCAAATCGGCGATACTTCGGGGATTCCTTCTATCCACAGATCATTGATGAAGAAACCTTCCATGCGGCACAGGTGGAGCGTAAGAAACGTGCGAAATCTCTCGGACGGGATCACTTTGTTTCCGAATCTACCGTTCTTGAAGTTCCGAGCGAATTCAGCATCTCTCCGGTATTACAGCATTTTGATGATTCACAGAAACAGGCGGAATATATTTATTCTCTGATAGAAAGCGAGTTTTAACATGGCAAACGTAACGGTTATCCCCGCCAGACGGCAGGTCGGGAACAGCATCGCTCCGGAAGAGCCGCCGAAGCTCCGTGTCGCAGCGTACTGCCGCGTTAGTACAGACAGCGATGAGCAGGCGACAAGCTACGAGGCGCAGATCGAGCATTACACGGAATATATTCAGAAAAATCCCACATGGGTTCTTGCAGGCGTATTCGCGGACGACGGCATTTCTGGTACGAATACCAAGAAACGAACCGAGTTCAACCGCATGATCGACGAGTGCATGGCGGGCAGAATCGACATGATTATCACGAAATCCATCAGCCGCTTCGCCAGAAACACCCTCGACTGCCTGAAATACATCCGTCAGCTGAAAGAAATCTAAATGTCAACGAAAAAGTGAGCCACATGCGCATGAATTTTTGAGCCACGTGTGATCACGAAAAAGTGAGCCATGTGCTCACCAATATTTGAGCCACCTAAACGGCAGCATCCTCCAAT